TAGATGTAATTAACGATACGTCTAACTTCTTTATGCGACAAGCTACTTCTTCTTATATGAACAGTGTTTTCTTAAACTCTGAACCACCTAAAGGCGCACCTAACTACTACGCTTGGAATGGTTTTAATGCTAACGGTTATTTAACTGTAGATGTATTCCCTATTCCTGACGGTGTGTATACATTACGTTTTAACATGGTGGATAGAACAGCACCATTTACTGCTGATGCTACAGTTCTTGACGTACCTTCAGCACCAGTGATTCAATATGCTGTTGCTTTAGCTTCTCGTGAACGTGGTGAGACAGGTGGTACATCAGCACAAGAACTGTTTGCTATTGCTGACGCTACATTAGCTGATGCTATAGCTATGGATGCGGCACGATTCCCTTCTGAAACTGTATGGACGGCTTGCTAATGGCTCAACAACTACAAGCAGTATCTATTGTAGCACCTGCGTTTTCTGGTATTAACAATCAGGATTCGCCTACGGCTATTGATACTTCTTTTGCGGCTACGGCTAACAACTGTGTAATTGACAAGTTTGGTCGTATTGGTTCTCGTAAGGGAAGTGTTTTATTAACTGAAAGTTATAATGAAGAAATAGTAAAAACAGCTTACTTGTATAATAATCCTGTCGAGTTTATAGATGAGTTTGTGGATAATTTAGGAGTATCTACTGTTTACTTTGCGGCAGGACAAGCAAGCGGTAGTGGTCCAAGTCATAGATATATTTACAAAAACCCTGAAAACCCTGTTAATGTAAGACCTGCGGATTACAGTCCAACAGCTAACAACTGGAAAATGGCTAGTCTTGCTAATAAAGCATACTTTTTTCAACGTGGACATGAACCTTTATCGTCTATAGGTGGTGGTGATTTAAGCGTAATAAGTGATAACCACGTACCTCAAGCTAATGAAGTTATAGCCGCATACGGTAAACTATGGGCGGCTGATGTTGCTGAAAATAAACACACAGTATATTGGTCTGATACATTACTGGGCAGTGTATGGCATGGTGGAGCATCAGGTTCTTTAGACTTGCGTACAGTATTTCCTAGTGGCTTTGACGAAGTAACTGCACTAGCGGCACACAACGGGTTTTTAATTATATTCTGTAAAGATTGTATCTTAATTTACTCTGGTGCTGAAAGCCCTGCTTCTATGGTTTTACAAGATGTTATTGAGGGTGTAGGTTGTATTGCAAGAGACTCTGTACAAAATACAGGTAGTGACATTATATTCTTGTCTAAAGACGGTGTAAGAACGCTAGGGCGTGTTATACAAGAAAAGTCTGCACCTATGCGAGACATCAGTAAAAACATTAGAGATGAGTTAATACTTGAGGTAGGAAGACACTCAGGTCCTATTAAGTCTGTGTATAGTCCTGAAGAAGCCTTTTATGTGTTGTCGTTACCTGACGAAAACTTAGCTTATTGTTTTGACATGAGAAGTTTCCTACCTGATGGTTCAGCTAGAGTAACTACTTGGTCCGATATAAACGCTAAGTGTTTGCTACGTAAACGTAACGGTGACATCTTGTTTGGTAAATTATTCGGTGTTTACAAATATACAGGATACAATGACGCTTCAAGAGCAAGCGGTGGTACTGCGGGCAACCCTGCCGCCCTTGAACGTGGAACGTACACAATGAAATACGAAAGTAATTCAATGGACTTTGGTAAACCTGCAAACATTAAGTTTTTAAAACAACTGGAAGTATCAGTAGCGGGTAACTTAGGTGAAGACTCTATATTAAGATGGTACTATGACTATGACCCTAATACAGAAGGTAACTTTACTATTACTCCTCCTGCATTAGAGCCTAATGAAGGCGAGTTTAATATAGGAGAGTTTACCGCGGCAGTAGGACAAACAGGATACGTGGGGACGGAATATGCTTCTGGTGTGTACATACAGACACCACACGCCAATGGTACAGGTAACGGTAGAGTTTTAACAATGGGATTGAATGCAACTATAGATGGAAGTCCTTATTCCATACAACGAATTGATTTAAAAGTATTATTAGGGAGAACCTTATAAATGAGTAATTATGTTATAACAACGGACTTTAGTGTTAAAGACGGTCTTGCGTCAGGAAACCCTAATAAACTTATTAAGGGTGTTGATTTTGACACAGAGTTTTTAGCAATACGCGCGGCAATAGAAACTAAAGCTGATTTAGCTTCCCCTAGTTTTTTAGGGAGTACTAGCTTTGTAAATGCTACAGCATCGGGTAATTTAACAGTCTCAGGCACAACAACACTAGCAGGTACTTTAGCGGGTACTTTCACTATTGACGGAGGTACGTTCTAATGGGTGCGTTTGAAGATTTCCTACAAGCAGGTGCAGGATACTACATAGGGCAAGAAGGCATTCAAGGTGCTAGAGACATAGGACAACGTGGTTACACAGAATCTATGACTCTTGCTGAAGATGTCGCAGGTAAAGCTACGTTCCAACCCTTTACTGTTACTACAGGCTTAGGGCAAACAACTACGACACCTACTGGTGGTATAGACATTGGCTTGTCTCCTGAGCAACAGGCTCTACAGACGCAACTAATGGGTCAGGCACAAGGTTTGTTTGGTCAGGTAGGGGTAGACCCTAGTACAGCACAAGCTGACCTGTATGAGCAAATGAGAGCCGTACAACGCCCTGAGGAAGAACGTCAGCGTTTAGCCTTAGAAGAGCGTATGTTGTCTCAAGGGCGTATGGGTTTACAGTCAGCGGCATACGGTGGTTCTTCACCAGAGTTGTTAGCACAAGAGACTGCTAGACAAGAGGCTATGGCTAGAGCAAACTTAGGTGCTAGGACACAATCTATGGTAGAACAAGCGCAAGCGTTGTCTTCAGCTAGTGGTTTGATGGGTCTAGGTTATATGCCACAACAGCAAGCCCTGAGTGCGTTAGGTGCGGGTACAAACGTAGCAGGACTAGCTGACATTGGTAGACGTACTGGCGCACAACTGTTTGGTCAGTTAGGTCAGTCAGGTGTTGAAGCCTTGATAGGTGGTGAAGACTTAGCTAACCGTTTACAGTTACAACAAATGCAGTCATTATCTGATTCTTTGTTTGGTAGACAACCTACAATGCAAGAGCAAATCTTAGGTCAGATTTATGATGTAGACACTAGTGGTGGTAGTTCTTTATTAGATAGTCTGGGCGGTTTATTTGGTGGTTTGTTTGATAACAGAACTGACCAACAAAAAGAAATAGATGAAACCGAAGAAGACCTAATGGATATGTTTGACGTACTGAACAAATAGGAGACAATGAGAATGGCTAACAGAGATATAGCAGGATTACTTACAGGCATTCCTAGTGGCGGTCTTAGCCCACTAGCACAGTTGACTCCTGAGCAACAAAGAATGCAAATGGGCGCACAGGCGGCACAGCGTATGAGTGGTGGATTACGTGGTTTGATGGGCGGTGGGGCTACTCCTCAACAACAAATACAACAGAAGATGAGTCAGGACGTTCAAGGCTTTGATACGAAAACTATTGATGAACAAAAGAAACTAGTAGCCATGCTTCAGATGTCAGGTCAAGCAGGACTAGCGGCACAGTTAGCATCTCGTTTAAAAGACAACATAGCAACACAACAACAAACTCAAAAGTTAGAGTTGAATAAAAAGGTTGTCGAAAGGTTATATCCTGATACTGAATGGGCGGCTGACTTTGCGGCTCAGGGTGTCCCTCTGTCCACCATTAAAGAATTAACTTCAGATACTAACGCAGATAGAGACGCAACTTATAATTGGGTTGTAGACACTTATGGCGAAGAAGAGGCAACTAAACTTAGACCTGTTATTATGACTGGTCAAGTAAAGCCCCAAGATATTCCTAGCCTAATACCTGACGATTCTATAAGCATATCATCTAGACAGAATGTTGATTACATAGATTCTGACGGTAAGGTACAAACAACTTTGGTTATGTTTTCTGGTGACGGGAAAACATATGATGCTTCAGGTAATCCAATAAAACTACCTGAAAACGCACAGCTTTCTGTTGTAGGTAGAACAGCCGCTGACGTTAATTTTGAAAGAAAATCAGACGGTACGCTAGGCGCACCTCTTAGCGACACACATAGAAATGAAATAATAGAAGATATAAACAGTTCTGTTGCACTGCTAGATGAGGTTGAAAAGATAGGAACGGAAGAGTTAGAAAATACTTTAACTTATTTAGGAAAGGCAAAAAGATGGGCAGGTGGTATATCTAGCGCGCTTCAAGTAGGAGAACTTGCAGAAAGTAAAAGCAAGGTTTTAAAAGCTATAGGGGAAAAAGCTGAAAGCCTAGAGGACTTCGGTGGCGAGTCTACTATAATTTTTGACAAACTACAGCAGTACTTTAACAAAAGAAGACACGATATTACAGGGGCGCAAGCGTCAATAAAAGAACTTGCAGAGTTGAGAAAAGGGCTTTTAAGCGGAGAAAGTAAACCTAATGAAGCTAAAGCCCGTATTGCAGAGATTATAAGAAGAGAACGAGCCTCTATTGAAAGAAATCAGATGCTTCTTGAGAAAAATCTAATGTCTTGGGATTCCTATACAAACGTGCCTGCTTGGTCTACGGATAAACTAAACCTTGTGGGCGAGGAAGAGCAAAGCGTAACACCTACTAGTATTATTAATACAGCATTGGGGATTGACTAATGACAGACATAAATGTAGAAGATTTAAGAAACGCAGTCAATGCTCTCGGTAAAGACAAGCTAGTTGAACAGTATAGTCCAGAGCAACTTGTTGCGTTAGATAATCTACTTGCTCCCGATGAACAAGCCAGACAAAGAGCGGCTGAACTTTTAGGTAAAGACAGACCTCAAGATTCTATACGTCCTGTTACTGAGATGGAGTCAGAGGTAGGTAAAATAGTAGGAGGTTCTTTAGTTCCTTTACTGACAACGGGTAAGGGCGCACAGGTAGGGGAAACAGTAGGTCGTGTAGTAGGCGCAGGAGTTACTAGAACCCCGCAGGGTGCAGAGATTGCAGGTAAGGTTGGTCGATTCTTAGGGTTTGGTGTTGAGTCAGCTTTATTGGCAGGAGCAGGGGGTTCAACTGGAAGACAGGCTGAGGCTCTATACAGCAATGCTGTTAATGATACTGAGTTTGATACGTCACTGAAAGCCGCATTAAGTGCGGGTGGTGATGAAGCAATGTGGGACGTAGCGGGTAACGCCCTGTTCAAGACTGGTGGTAAACTTTGGAATATGATGAAGTTTAGACCAAAAGACGGAACAAAAGAACTACAAGAAATGTTGAACAAACAAGGGACGACACTATCTCTTGACCAAGCTGTTGACAACAAAGTTATTAATTTCATGGGAGAGTTGCTAAGAGGTTCTACACTTTCTGGTGGTGGTTTTGAAAAACTAGCGTCAGACCAAAGTGATGTTGTTATTAAATTTTATGATGACTTAGTTTCTGATTTTGCGGACGTTACGCGGTCTGGTTTAGAGCGTGGCGGTGTTTCTCGGATGTTAAAATTAGCTATCAAAGACGGTAAGGACTTGCATCAGGAAGCCGCTAATGTTTTATTCGGTAAGCTAGACGATGCTGTTATATTAAGAGCGGGTGGACCTGAGATTGTAAAAACACCTACTGTTGGTCGTATGGGCGGTTTTGTAAAGGAAGAAGTATCTACGTTTAAACCTCCTGTGGATGTGTCCCCTGTACGAGGGAAGGCAAAAGCTATTTTAAATGAGTTAAAAAATATAGGAAGTGTAGACCCTACTGGTCAGGGCTATAAAGTTTTATCTGACATTTCAAAAGGAAATAACAATTTAAGTTTTAGTGAAACACATACTTTAATTTCAGAACTAAAAAGATTACAAAGAGATAAAGATTTTAAAGGTGTATCCTCTAAGCGTATAAACTCTTTCATAACTGACCTACATAAACAGTTTGATAGTGCCGCGGAAGGTTTACCAAATAATTTATCTAAAGTATATAAACGCGCTAGAACATTTAGTAAATTAGGAGCTTCTCGTTTCAATCAAGATTTTATTGTTAAGATATTAAATTCAGACAGCCCGAGTGTTGTGGCTAAGATGCTATCTAAAAGCACACCAGAAGATATTATACGTCTTAGAAAGGCTTTGTCATTGGCGGAGAAAAGAGGTGCTAAGGATAGCGCAGGTCTTTGGAAAAAAACACAAGGTGCTGTGTTGAATGAAATACTACCTCAAAGGGTTAATGAAATAGGTAAGACTGCTATATCTGCTGATACTAGAGAGTTAAATAGAATGCTCAAGGCTGTTCTTTCTCCAGAAGAATATAGTAGAGTCAAAAGAGGTACTAAGCTAGTAGAGCAATTAGCGAATAAAGAAGCGAAAAGAAACACCGTAGGTTATCAACAAAGTCTGTTACTTCTAGGTACGGCAGGTGCAGGTTATGGTGCTACTGATGATGCTACAGGTGCTTTACTTAGTCTCTTGGTTGCACCGAGAGTTATGGCAAAAGCTATGACAAGTAAAAGCGTAGTAAATAGTCTTGTCGCTCTTAACAAATATGACCCATCTAAACCAAGCTACAAACTAGCTTTAGCTAAAACAATGAGGCTGATAGGTGAATTAGAGGTTGATGAGGAAGAAGAAGAATAAACAAAAGGGGGCATTGCGCCCCCTAAGTTTTACCTATGCTATTTCACACGCTCCTCCGACACACGCTAGTTCCTGAGAACCTGTAGTGTTGTCCTCCTTCTCAAAGTGTTCTAGGTCTTCCCATTTAATATCAACTGGCATAGCCGCTAGTAACTCCTCATACTTCTCAGCGGTTATGTCCTCATACGGGGCTTGCTGATACACATGGTCACTAACTGGCAACAAACTAATACCACTGACCGAATCAAAGTTATCCCATATCCACTGTGCTATTTGCAGGAACTCACTATCTGTATAATAAACAGTGATACTTGGCTTATGTTCGCACCAGTGGTCTTGATACTTCTTCCAGACTCTTAGC